ATTGAAAAACAAATTTACATGATAAAAAAACTTTAATTTTATACGGACCTAGCGGAACGGGTAAAACTGAGTTCTGCAAATCTTTGTTTAAATCTATGAATTTTGAAACTTTTCTTGTAAGAGATATGAATTCTTTAAGAGATATGCAGATAGATGAAAATATAGCTTTATTATTTGACGACATATCTCTAGTTAATAAAACAAGAGAGGAAAAGATACACATTTTTGATTTAGAAAACACATCTCAAGTAAGAGTGCTGTATGGTATTGCTATTATTCCTGCGAGTACTCCTCGAGCATTTACTACAAATAAATTGGATCGAGTGATAGGTTCAATAAATCTAGATGAGATACCTAAAGAAATAGATCGTAGGATAACTGCAGTAAATATTGAAGAACCTTTAAAAATATGTTTGAAAAGAACGGTGATAGATGAAATTGAAATTACTTTTCCAAATAAGAAATAGTTAATTTTTATTTTTTATGTTATTTTATTTTTTATATTTATTTTATTTCTCTTGATTTTAGCGCTAGTTAAGGAAAGTCCTAACATTGCAGACTTTCGTGGTGTTCGTGGCTATTTGACCAAAACACACTTAGTTTTAAAGAGGTTTTATGCACTTTTTTTTTTTTATAAAAATTATGTAAAAATATCAGTCAAAAATACTCTTAGTTTCTTTATGTATTTCTTGGTTTGAGAATTTAGGCTTTATGGCTTTGTGGCTATGTTAAAATCATAACAAATAATATGAAAGATAAAAATAATAAAGGGTTTCGTATACGTTCTAAAAAGTTCTTCCTGACTTATCCTAAAGTTTTAGATTTACCAAACTTAGAAGAGTTATTTCTTAAAGCGATGGAAGAAGCATTTGAATTATTGAGTAAAAAGGAAATGAGTTATGTAATAGTGAAGGAACTACATGAAGATGGTACTCCTCACATGCATATCTATCTTCAGTTTCCGACTCAAAGACAGGTATATTCTAGGGATAAATTGCATGTAAAGTTAACAGGTATTGATGGGAAGGTAGTTATTCAAGAGGGTAAATATGAAGCTGTACGTAATGGGGAATTAGTGATAGCATATATATTAAAAAGCGCTGGAGAAAACTATTTATCAAATATGAACGTTCCTATGTTAGACGGTATAGTTTATACTGATCCAGAGGAGCACTTACACGCTATTTTGGAATCAAGGGGTTATGAAGCTGCTACAAATGCCTTAATAACAAAATATAAAAAACTAGCTGCTAAGAAAGCTGCTACGATAGTTAGAAACTTACGAACAATAAACACTATAATATTCCAAAAGAAATCTAAAGAGGGTAATAGTGTCAAAGATATTGAAAATTTTAAAATACCAGAAAGAGTGTTGCATTGAAAAACAAATTTACATGATAAAAAAACTTTAATTTTATACGGACCTAGCGGAACGGGTAAAACTGAGTTCTGCAAATCTTTGTTTAAATCTATGAATTTTGAAACTTTTCTTGTAAGAGATATAAATTCTTTAAGAGATATGCAGATAGATGAAAATATAGCTTTATTATTTGACGACATATCTTTAGCTAATAAAACAAGAGAGGAAAAGATACACATTTTTGATTTAGAAAACACGTCTCAAGTAAGAGTGCTGTACGGTATTGCTATTATTCCTGCGAGTACTCCTCGAGCATTTACTACAAATAAATTAGATCGAGTGATAGGTTCAATAAATCTAAATGAGATACCTAAAGAAATAGATCGTAGGATAACTGCAGTAAATATTGAAGAACCTTTAAAGATATGTTTGAAAAGAACGGTGATAGATGAAATTGAAATTACTTTTCCAAATAAGAAATAGTTAGTTTTTATTTTTTATACTTATTTTATTTTTTTGATTCTTTATATTTTTTATATTTTTTTTATTTCTTTTGATTTTCTCGCTAGTTAAGGAAAGTCCTAACATTGCAGACTTTCGTGGTGTTCGTGGCTGTCTTACCAAAATACACTTAGTTTTAAAAAGGTTTTAGTCACTTTTTTTTCTTATTAAAATTATACAAAAATAGCAGTCAAAAATACGCTTAGTTTCTTTATATATTTTCTGGTCTGCGAATTTAGGTTTTATGGGTGCTATGGCTATGTTAAAATCATAACAAACAATATGAAAGATAAAAACAACAAGGGGTTTCGGATACGTTCTAAAAAGTTCTTCCTGACTTATCCTAAAGTTTTAGATTTACCAAACTTAGAAGAGTTATTTCTTAAAGCGATGGAAGAAGCGTTTGAATTATTGAGTAAAAAGGAAATGAGTTATGTAATAGTGAAGGAATTACACGAAGATGGTACTCCTCACATGCACATCTATCTTCAGTTTCCAAATCAAAGACAGGTATATTCTAGGGATAAATTGCATGTAAAGTTAATAGGTATTGATGGGGAGGTAGTTGTTCAAGAGGGTAAATATGAAGCTGTACGTAATGGGGAATTAGTGGTAGCATATATATTAAAAAGCGCTGGAGAAAACTATTTATCAAATATGAACGTGCCTATGTTAGACGGTATAGTTTATACTGATCCAGAGGAGCATTTACACGCTATTTTGGAATCAAGAGGTTATGAAGCTGCTACAAGTGCCTTAATAACAAAATATAAAAAACTAGCTGCTAAGAAAGCTACGATGATAGTTAGAAACTTACGAACAGTAAACACTATAATATTGCAAAAGAAATTTAAAGAGGGTAATAGTATCAAAGATATTGAAAATTTTAAAATACCAGAAAGAGTGTTGCATTGAAAAACAAATTTACATGATAAAAAAACTTTAATTTTATACGGACCTAGCGGAACGGGTAAAACTGAGTTCTGCAAATCTTTGTTTAAATCTATGAATTTTGAAACTTTTCTTGTAAGAGATAT